TCCTCCCTGATCTCGATCAGCGGCACGGAGGGAAGTTCACCGGCCCGCCAGCCGGCGATCGAAACCTCGATGCGATCGGTGGCAAAGCGCACCGGCACATCGAAACGGAAGCCGGCGGTCACCGCTGCGCCGGCTGCCGGTGCAGCGTCGAAATCCAAACACCCGCCGGGTGCCAGCGTCCAGCCGCTTGGCTGAACCACGCCGGCCACCGCCACCACCACGCTTGCGGCCCAAGGCCTGGTGATGCGGCGGGTCTGCGGCGCTTCTTCGGGCAAGGCGGCATCACCATAGTTCTTCACCAACGCGAAGCGGGTGGTGCCGCCGTCGCCCAGCCCAAGCCGCTGATCGAGCGCCGCCGGTTCCCCGCCGTCGGCGGCCGAACTGTTGTCGAGCGGATCGAGAAAGCGGAACCCGTGCGCCTGCCCGCGGCGGGCGCGGAAGAAGCCAATCAGGCGTTTGAGATCATCCTCGGAACGGATGCCGAGCCCGGCATCATATTCCAGCCGTGCATCAGCCCATTCGGCATTGCGCTGCTCCGCGCCCGAGCCCGTCACCACCACTTGCGTCGAAAAGGCCGGGCCGCCGGCCGCGCCAAACCCCAGTTCGAGCGGAAAGCGCACATCGTGAAAACTGGCCATGTCGTCCTCCGCATCATCAATCTGGAAGGGGGTGAAGCCGTCACGCGCCACCTGCGGCCAGGCCCAGACAAAAGTTTCGGCGACGCCCAACGCACGCGCGGCGGCGGCGGCATCGGCGACCAGCGGCCACTGTACCTCGGCATCATTCTGGCTCAGCACGAAGCCGGCGAGATAATGCTGGCGGGCGCGGGGATACCCCAGTTGCGCCTCCACGAGCGCGCGGCCGCGCGCCTGGCCGGCCTGGTTGGCGCTGGTGACGAAGGTATAATCCTCCAACTGCAGCACATCGAAGGCCGGGAAGGCCCAGCCCGCCGGCATGTTGGCGCGGGCCAGATCGGGCCGATCGCCGAGCAGCACCTGCGGCGTGTAGAACAACAGGTGGGTGACGACGGCGGGCGCGGCGGCACGGGCAGCCCCCACCATTCCGGCCGTGGCTTCAGCAAGCCGTTCCCCGCACCAATCCAGATAGGCCTGCTCGGCCGCTGATTTGTTGCCCCTGATGTCGGCGATCAGTGGCGGCGGGCTGCCACGTTCGGCCTGCCAGCGCGCGGTGGTGGCAGCATCATACAGGCAGGGCAGGTTGTTCGGCCCCACCCACCACCAGGGTTCCCCCACCTGAAAGGCCGGGGCCACGCCCGCTGCCAACGCCAGGCTCATCGCCGCTGCCGTCACCGCCTGCAGCCACGCCTGCGCCGCTTGCTGACAGGGCGAGAGCAGCGCCGAGGGCGGTGACCAGCCGGTAAGGCCCTGAACCCCATCCGAATCGCGCTGTGCCCAAGCCGGCGGGCAATGCTGCGCCAGCAACTCCATCGACAGAGACAGGATTGGCGCAAAGCCCAAAACCCCGGCACGGGCGAGGAAATCCTGATGCCAGGCCGTGCCCGGCCCGCAAAACGGCCGCGCCGGATCAACCACATAACCGCCCTGCCCGTCGGGCAGAAACGCCATGAAATGGCTCATGCCCAGATAATGGGTGATGGCGCCGCGCCAGCCGAGCAGCATCGCCTGTTCCAGGATACGCTCCGGCGTCTGGTTGTAGAGATCGTCATAGGCCGTGCACAGGCGCAGGGGCTGCGGCGGCAGCACGGGATCGCCGGCCTTCAGCACGGCACCGGCGCCATCCACTTGTCTGTTGGTCAGCCGCACCTCACCGCTCGCCACGGCGGGCAATGGCGCATCTACACCGTCATAACCGGGCGGCGCCAGGCTGATGAACAGCCGGTTGATATCGCCGGCCCACACCGGATCCGCTTCCGATGGCAGCAGGAAGCCGCCGCTGAGCGCATCGAAATCAAGGCTGATCTCGGCATCAGTGGGCGTGCCCACCGCATAGTTCCACAGCCGCACATACCAGGTGCGCGGCTGTCCATTGGCATCACGCCCTTCGATGGTGAGCACCGGGCCGTTCACGGCATCCAGCGGCAGCACTGCGCCCGATGATTGCCAGCGAAACTGCCACAGCAACCCGCGATAATCGCGCCGGGTTTCGAGCGCACACAACGGATGGCTCCAGCGATCGGCCGATTCCCAGATCAACCCGGCCAGATCGGCGCGGCGCTGAAATTCCAGGCTCACCACCACACTGTCCGGCCCGTCGGTCACGGCGCTGGCCATCATCGGGCGCGGAAAATCCACCAGCCACCAGCGCGGATCGAACCGGCGCACCCAACGCGTGCGGCCCTGATCCTGTGGCCCGGCCAGCCACCAGCGCATCATGGCCGCGCCCGATCGAGCGCCCGCGCCACGGCCCGCGCCACCTGGTTGCCGGTTTGCTGCATCGCCGCCGGCGTCGCATCACGCGGGGCCGCCACATTGACCGTGACATTGACCATACGGGCGCTGTTCTGCCCCGGATTGGCCTCCACCCGCCCGGCGGCGGTGGGCACGAACAGTTCCGGCCCGCGTTCGCCCACCATATAAGCGCGGCCGGCGCTGACCGATCCGCCCGTGGCCCGGCCCGGCAAGCCGAGCAGGCTGCCGACCAGTCCGCCCAACAGGCCACCGCTGCCGCCCCCGAACAGCCCACCCAGATCAAGCCGCAGCGCGCCCTGGGCAATATCGCCCAAAGCCGAAAGGGCGATGCGCCGCAGATCGTCGAAACCGAACTTGCCATCCGACAAGGCCCGGCCCAGCGCCCGCGACAGGCCACTGCCGGCACGGTCCAGCCCGGCCGCAAACGGGCCATCCAGCGTGCGCTGGATATCGTTCACGCCGGCCATGAAGCCGCCGGTATCGGCGCGCACCTTCACCACCAGTTCCTCGATCGGTTCAGAATCCATCGGGATATCGCTCCATCAAAGCGGCCAGCGAGCCGCTATCCACTGGCGCGTCGGCCGGCGTGGCATCCAGCCCCAGCGCGGTCACCAGTTCGGCCGGCGTTGCGGCCCAGAACTCGTCCGGCCGCCAGCCCAGCGCGGCGGCCGCCACATGCGCGGCGCGGCGGGCGGCCTCGGCAAACATCAGCGCCCAGCCAATATCTGGCCCAGCAGCACCCGCAGCGCCGGCGTGGCATTTGCGAGGCCACCGACCACCAAAGCTTCGGCAAAGGCGTCGCGCGGGGTTGGTTCGGCCAGGCAATGCCACAGCAACGCTACCATCTCGGCCAAGGTGAGCTGGCCCGCCGCCGCGCGTTCGTACAGCGCGAACAACGGGCCCAGTTCGGCTTCGGCCGCCACCAGCGCTGTGAAGGTCGGGCGCAGCAACATTGTCTGGCCGCCCAGCACCAATTCCGCCTCGCCGCGCAGCGGATTGGCGATCACGCTGCCACCACAGGGCCGCTGCTTTCCAGCTGCAGGCTGTAGGTGCGCTCACCATTGAAATCGCCAGCATAATCCAGCCGGGCGATCTGGAAGCGCCCGGTGATCGTTTCGCCACTTTCGAACTGCACCTGATAATCATCGATGGTGCCGGCCAGCGCGGTGGCTTTCACGCGCGTTTCCGCGCCCGAACCGGTGAACACGCCGGAGCCCGACAGCGACACGGAACGCACCCCTGCGCCCGACAGCAGCTCGCGCCAGCCGCCGCTGCCCTGGTTGGTCACCACCACGGTTTCGGTGTTCACCGTCAGCTGCGTCGTGCGCAGGCCGGCCACCGTGGCAAACACCGGCGGCGCGGCGCCATTGCCCACCTTCAACAGGAAGGCGGCACCTTTTTCCATTGCCATCTCTTGGTTCCTTTCGTTCAGATCTGCTCGCTGCGCAGCCGCATTTCGATCACGCCGGGGCGCCAGCCATCGGCCGGCGCATTCACCCCGGCCCGGATCAGCCGGGCATTGACGATGCGGTGCCCATCCCAACTACCGGCCAGTGCCCGCAGCCGCACCTCGGCCGCACCAAGCAACGACTGCAACCGCGCGCCGCCCGGCCGATCATCCCAGATCGTCACCAATACCCGGGTGTCATGCGCCACCTCGGTCTTGGTTCCGGCGTCCGTCACCACAGAGGGCCCGATCACCGCATAGGGCGCCGCGGCATCGGCGGGTGGACCGTCAAACACGCCGGTCAGGCCCGGCATGTCGGCCAGCGCCGCTACCACCGCCTTCTGCATGGCAAGTCCTGCCGCCATCATTCGTCTCCCGGCCACAACAGTTGCGGATCAGGCAGGGCGGTGCGGCTGCCGCGCCGGCGCTGCACCACGCCCGGCCCCGAAAGGCGCAACGCCTCGCTGCCTTCATCCGGCATGCCAAAGCCCTGCCAACGCTTTGCCACCCGACGCCGCAAACGGGCTGCTGCTGCCTGGGCCAGTTGCCGGCCCCGCGCAGCCAAGCGCGCCAGCAACGCGCCGCTTATGCCGGCCGCCCATCGCACCACAGCGTGGCGAAATCCCGCCGCCGCGCATCGCGTTCAACGCTGCGCACCGCCA